CGGAACAGATCTCTGAGGTCCCTCCCCAAAGCTCCATCATGACCCGATTCTCTTCGGAGTCAATTGCGCCTTTTAAGTTGATGAATATCATGTGCCAAATTATTTCGATACAAATATAATTATTCCTAATAGATATTGGAATACTATTTGTGCTGGACTATTTAAAAATTAGCCCGGTCTTGAATCTGCACGTAGTTAGCATCTTCCCTCCGAATATCTTCGATTGTAGCAATCACTCTCACCTGGCCAAATGCTTTTTGAATTGCCCTCTCCATGTCAAGCCGATTCATAGGTTCCGACGCCTCAGCGAATGATCGGATAGCATATCCCCCGTCCGATCCAACTTTAGTGAACGGTACTCCGCCACCGAGTTCGTTTATGGCTGACAGAAGAGGCAGGAACATGCGGCTCGACTTCTTGTTAATGATGGTCTCGCCTCCTTCCGCCTCAATGTGCACTCCTCCAGCGGCATGACTGGGTCCCTCAATGTATTTACCTCTTGCGGCTTTCGGCAGAGGAGCTGCCCAAAGAGCTGCCATCTGAACTGCTCCCAAAGCCGCAGCTGCTGCAATGAACGGGATAGCCAAAGGGAATCCCATTTTAGCCGATGCCATGATGGAGATGGCAGTATTGATGCCAATCTCGAAGGATCCCATTGCCCTCTCCCGGATAGCTTGTTCCCGTTCGATTTTGGCCAACTCCTTCTCTTTCTGTTTCTCCATCTTGACTTTCTTCTCGTTGTACTGGGCCTCCGTGATTTGGCCATTAGCGTACATGTTTGCCAATGCCTGCTCCTCCCGGCTGTATTGTTCTTCTACCTCCTGAGCCCGGCGCTCCCCGAGAGCACTGGCCAAGTCATTGAAAGCATTAGCAAAGCCGGATGCCATTTCGGCATACTCCCGGAGCTTCTCGATCCGTTCTTCCCATAAAGCCTCCTCGTTCTCAGCCATCTCAAGTTGGATCTGAGCAATGGCGTCCTCGTTTCCTTGAGCTGCTGCCAACTCTGCCTCCAGATACCTTTTCCTGATCTCATACTTGGACTTGTGATTTAACTCGGCTTGAGCGAGCTCCTTGTCGAGGTCCATTTGCTGGAGACGAAGATTGTTGGCTCGGAGCTGGGCCTCCTGCTCATAGGTTTTCTCCCCGGCAGCTTTCCTGGCTTCGATTTGCTTCTGGAGCATCTCATTCTCTAGCTCCAGCTTCTCCCTTTCGTTGTCCGCTGCCTTCGAGAGGTCCTCGGCATACTGTTCGTTTAGAGTTTGGTTGAACCGGTCAAGTTGCTGTTTGGTAGCATCCTCGCGGATCTTTTTGATTTCGTCCTGGAGGTTTTGTTGGATCTGTTTCTCGAGTTCGGCTCTGTTGACCAGGAACTGCTCATAAGCGGCATACTCTTTCTGGTATTCCTCCTCGCTCATACCTCTCACGAACTGGGGAGACTGAATGTTGGCCAGCTCCTTCATGGCGTCCTGGTACTTCTGAGTAACCTGAGCAATCTGCATATCGACTGTGCCTCCGGAAGCTACAGCCAATATGTTTGCTCTCACCCCCGCAAGGTAGCCATTGAGCTGTTTGGCTTGGTTCTCGTAGAACTGCTTGTCAGACCGAGCCATGGCATTCAGAGCCGTCTGATACTCCTTATTAGTAATTTTGCCGTGAGCTTTCTGGAGAGCCAGACGTTCCCGGGCTCCATCCTGAGCTGCCTTGTAGAGCTTTTTCTCATACTCCATCCGGATGGCAATGTTCGTAGACTGGAATGTTGTTTGGAGCCTGAGATCGTCTTCCCGGATCTTCTGCATGGCTTCCGAGTTCTTCAAAGCAACCTCCAGAGCCTTATCGGCAATGGCCTGCTGAGCCTCCCGGTTGGCTATTGCAGTCTCAAGAGCCAAGTTAGCAATTGCGGCTCCTTCATTCTCGATTGTCCGGAACAGTTCTTGGTGTCGGCCTTTCAAATCGTCGAGTTCCTTTTTGGCCTCCTTGTATTTGGCCAAGCTTCCTGACCATGTGTTGAGCTCCTCCTCCTTGGCTGCAATCACCTTCTTCAAGGAGTCGAACTCATCCATTGCAGCCATCTGTCTTTGACGAGCTGCACTCATCTCAATCTCGCGGAGCTTGTTAGCTGTTTTAAGCTGAGCTTCGGCGATCTGTTCCGACGTGGCATGATTGGCTTTGAGATTTTCTATTTCTCTCTTGCCCCGGATCTCCTCGGCTTTGGACAGAGTGTTCCGCTTGGTCTCGATCTGATCCAGTACATACGTGGAGGCTTCGGCAGCTCGATTGTATGCCTCCATTGCCCGGGTTGCTCTCTCTTGAACTTCCGTATTACTGTTAAATGCGTTCGTAAGAGCAACCACTCCAGCCACCAATCCGCCCACTGCTGCTGCCACCAATACAACGGGGTTGGCAGCCAAAGCCGCGTTCCAAAGCCATGTGGCAGCTGCTGCTGCTTTGGTGAGGATGTTGCTAGCTCCTTGTACGGCATTTTTAGCAGCTATCGCTTTCGTCTCGGCGAGAGTCTGGTTGATGCCAACCAGCTGAACCAAGTTAGATGCAGCTCGATAAGTGGCTTCGGTCTTGGAGAGAGCTGCTTGGAGAGAAGACAAAGAGGAAAGAGCCGTGATGATGGTTATCATCTTCGTCATGGTAGCATTGAGCTCCTCGTTCTCGCTCCCCAGTACCTGAGTGGCTGTGGTCCATAAACCGTAGACGGAAGTGATTGCCGAAGTTGCATCCGTGACAGCGACCAGTGTGTTGATTCCTCGTCCAGTCTGGTCGATGGCTGTATTGACCGTGTCCTCTGCCGCCTTGAGCTCCCCAGCTCGCTTGACCATCTCCTTGAACGTCTCAGAACTCGTATCCCCGGACTGAGCCATCTGGATGAGTGTCTGGGTAAGGTCGGAGAGTTCCTGCTTGAGGTTCTCCGTTGCCTTCTCGTAGTTACCAACTGACCGGCGATAGTCCCCGAGTGCCTCCTCCTGAGCTTTGAGCTCCTCGGTGGTTTCTGCAATGCGCTTGCCGAGCTCGGCTTTACGAGCCGCGTCCTTCATTGAGTTGCCCAGCTCTGCAAACTCGGCATTGTCCAAAGCCAGCTGGGTTCTAAGTTTTGATAAACTTGCCTCCTGTTGGTTCTGGAGCTTAATGTTGTTCTGGATTTGCTTCTGGTACTTGTTCGCCTCGCTGTTGATTGCCTTGATCTGGTTGTCAAGCGCATAGTATTCTTGAGCATTCTCCTCAGTTACTTTGCCGAGAGCCTTCTGCTGGTCTCTCAACTCCTGGGACCGGAGTTTCAATTCGGCTAACGTCTTGAGGGCATCCTCAGCTGTTACACGGACGTTGTAAATTGTATTTTTCTGTTCTTCGGCCATATCACATTCGTATTAGGTCTACTTTGGGTATCTTTCCAGCTTGGAAGTTGTTTATTTTCGAAACGTAGAACCAGAACCCATGCTCTTCCAGCCATATCGGGTTGAACAAGTCCAGACTTTGAATGTCGAACGAGTCCAAAAGAATTTGGACCTGTAGGATCTTTGGTCTTTTGAGTATATTGTTGATGAGCTTGTCGTAGTACTTAGGAACGTAGTATTTCAAATTTTTGAAATACGCCGTGTATAGTCGTACCTGGGTAAGGGTGCGGCCTACCCTCACCTTGGGCCGCATAAAGTCAGACTTATCTATGTGGACGACCATCGGCTTACTTAGAACATTGTACTCCCAAGTCGTCTCGGTCATTTCCCCGTTCTCCATCCGACCTCTATTGACGGTCCAGATAGGGTAGTTAGCAAGTGTATGAGTCGCATTTGTAATGTCCGCATCATAGAGTCTTTGGTTGAGCCCTGCCAAGAACCCAATTTGGAACAGGAGTTTGGTGGGCTGGAGGTTGACGTCCGGGATGCTGAACTTGTACGAGTCAGTAACGTTGTTGTCCTTATTATCCTCTAACTTCATCTCGTTGGACTGGGCATAGCTGGACAATTGGAACGTAAGTTTGGTGTCCTTTCCTTTTATCAGCTTGTCAGACCAATTCTTCCCGGACGAACTTCGTCTGTTGTAAAACTCCTGCATAGAGTATGCTCTTGCTACCTTTGTGACGGGATTAACGTCGACGGTTAGACCAAACAGCTGGACAAATGCTTTGACTATGTCCCCCAAGCTTTTGAATCCAGTAGAGGCCAGGAGGTCATAGGTTAGTCCGGGTTGGGGCTTATCCCCTGGTGAAGTTTCAGGCACAGGAGGAGCAGTAATGCTGACCGGAAATCTCAGGTCAAACGAATTGACAGGTTTAACGGCCATGGCGAGAGTTCCAGACACCAGTATGTGCTCCCCTGCCTCCATCTGGATGTCGACCGAAGCGTTGCCAGAAGACCCCGATGACCAGGACCTTGTCAACACTACAGCACTGGTTCCGTCGTTCTTGTAGTGGGTAACTTTGACTGCCACACTACTCTTTTGGATGGCAGAAATATTGGACCACGAGAATTTAAACGTGATGGTCGTGTCCCATAGAGTCATCCAGTTGAATGTTCCGGGTGTGGGGTCTATAGTCAAACGTCCGGCGACCGGGTCACTGAGAGTTACCCCGGGGGAGCCTTTCCATGTCACCCCGGTGGTGCCAACCGAGGGATTCCGGATCCAGCCAACTCCGGATGCTTTCGGAGCCTTGGGGTCGTCTGCCAAAACGGGGTAAGTGCAAGGCAAAAACATTTCGGCTCGGTCGACGAGGTCCACGTCGGTCTCGAGACTGTAGCCTGCTCGATCGAAGATCCATGTCACCAAGTCATACCAGTTGAGGTGGGGGTAGAACTTGTCCAACTCCCCGACTTGCCTGATTGCCTCCATGGCGAAAGGGGGGAAGTTCGGGTTCTTTTGTAGAGTTGCATACAGCCAAAAGTACAGGACTTTAACCCCTTCGGGGCCGGAGAGGTATCGCTCAGTCTGTCCCATTGTGTCCGTGTACCACTTGAGGAGGAACATACCATCCCCAGGGTCCTTCGCGTCAGTGTTGTTTAGTGTGTCGAACAGGTCAACGGTTGCCCCGAGGATCTGGACCCCGATCGATGTATCTGATACGTCTACGATGTTCAATACTGCTCCAGCCGGGGATATGAGTGCTCCCTCATAGAATAGTTGGCAAGGAAACTTCATGTATGGCACACCCGAACCTGAGCCAACTACAAAACTGAATTGGAATGCTTGCTCGTTATGGGTCGTCCTGGGCAGACTGATCCGCTGGGAGTACGAGGCATTCCTGTCTTTCAGCTCCGCCAGATTGTTGATCTGGTAATTCATCGCAGGAGCATCCAGCGGGAGGTCCAGGGACCAGACCTTGCCGTCAATGCCTTTCATGAGTAGTTCGTAGTTCATATTACCACTGAGTTTGTTTGTCAATAAGCTGGAACTCGTAGCTAACAGTGTTCCTGGGAGTCTTGGTGTCCCAAGTTAAGTCCGTGTCATTTACTAGGACTCGTTGCCATACCCCGATTGAGTCGTTGAACCTTTGAACAAAAGGCGAGAGAGCAATTCCTTTGAGCAAGTTGAAGTCGTTCTCATCAAGCTGTTCTGCTCCTGCTTGGACTATGTTCTTAAACTCCGGAGCTAACTCGCCTCTCGTCTGTGAGGCATAGGGGCCTCTGGAATTCGCTAATACGTATTGGTCTCCCCGGTCAACCTCCTGCGTATACTTCTTGTGTTGCTCAAACATGTAAGTGTCCCATCCGCCTTTCTGGTTTATCCAGCGAATGTAGAATGGGTTGCAAGGTACCTCCGTATAGACGAATATGATGTTCCATGCTTGAGAAGAGTATTCTCCTACAGAAGGTCTGAGTTTTACGTAGTCTGCTTCATCCTCAGATGCATCCGCATCCTCAAATTCGTACACAAGGGGGATGTTGAGTCGGGTAGAAATATCAAATTGTTTTTCGACATCTTCATAATGTTTAACCCGAACGTCGATCGATGTAGCGACACGTGGTGACCCCAAAAACCCTCTCGGGAATAGGGTGACGTAGTACGGATACCCGGGGTATTTTTTTACATACAGATTCCTGTCGTTGTCAAGAACCCGGTCAGTCAGTACGAGTCCTAAGTATGACTCGGTGAAATTAGCTTTGTAGCCTCGAGCCATAACTCCCCGGGAGGCATATCGAACATTGAAGTTTCGTTCGCCGATGTATCTGTAAGCATATGCCGATATGAGACTGTAGTCAATGGCAAAGCCGATGGATTGGTCTATGTACGGAAATGTTTTCCGTCTGTCGTCCCGGAATCCGGCTTTTGCCAAGAAACTGAGGTCGTATTTCTTCGTCGTCCCGAATCCCGAGTCTCTGTAGATGTTGATGCTTTCAGTTAGTGAGTTCGCTGCTTTAACTGGACTGGGGCTATAGTCGACAAAGTTCTTCCCGTAGGCCAAACTCATACCTGTGAGAGTAACCTTCACTCCAGCTGTTGCTCCTTCAATACCTGCAAAAATGACAAGGAAATCGCGGGGGGATCCTGCTGTAGCAATTTGCGGTACCGGAACCCTCCACGTCATGTTGGCACCAATTGGTATATTTGTTTTAGCAATCACAGTGGTAAGATTACCCGAACTGGTTCCTTGGACCAAAGCAACGGTGAGTGAAGTGGCACCCACTCCAGCCCCGCTAGAAACCCTAAAAGCATACCATTCCCCGGGTATCACCTTTCTACGGAGAGGAAACTTCACAAAATAGTCTTTACTACTACCTCCACTGTTATCAATTACTTCGACCGCCTCATTGTCTATAATGTTCAACGAGACCATATCGTTCTCGTCAAAGTTCTGAGTCTTGATCTCAATCCCAGGTGTTAATTTGTCGGTCTCAACTAGTATTTGCGAATATGCTGAGTATAAAGAATCCTCAGCCGGTTGATTGGTAATTGCCATATCGCGTTATATTATATATCCGTGGTCCATATTGTTGTCAGGAGTGAATGCCTCTTCAATGAGGACCTCCATTGTCTTGTCCAAATGCTGAGCCAGGTACTCCTCGAAGTTATCAGCGGGAGTGTCGACCAAGTCAACGTAAATGTGATTGCGGTAAAGCTCTGAGCCTTCTCGTTTTATCTTCCATGCAGTGGCATTTCCGAATCGGACCAGGTCCTTGGGATCCGAGAATGTGATGCCTTTGAGCTTTGCCCACTCCATGATGATCTGTCCCAAATTGGCGGGGATCTTTCCAGGACCTCGTCCCCGGATGAGAGTGTAGAAGTAGTTTGGAGCTTCGATCGTTCCCCAAACTGTTTCCCCTTCTCGTCCCGTCTGGACTGTTATCTGAGCATAGGTTCTGCCGGAGGCTTCCTGCCCGGCGTCCTGTGATGCCCGGATGATCTCGTCCCTCATCTGGGTGAGACCCTCAGCCAATATCTGTTCCAGTCCTACCGCCATTTGTTTCTGGGTTTGCGAGCATTGGCTTTCTGCTGAGCCTTACGCTCCAGTTCCTTGTTCAGTCGCTCCCGGAAGAGGTGACTCTGCAAGTTGGTGAAAAGGAGGTTGTACACCTTCCCGTATTTCCATTCCAGAATCTCATCCGGGTCTTTCGAGTAGTCCTTGGCCAGTGCAGTGATGGTGGCCATCTCGCCAACCACCAAAGAGAATTGAGCAATGCCGGCTGCCTTTTCCTCGGCACTGGGCTCGTACTTGAGCTCAGTCTGTTCTCGCTCGATCCAATATTTAATGCCCAGAAGAACCTCATACCAGTACTCGACAATTTCGGAGGTGTTCCTGAGACTCCATTTGACGCCGAGACATTGCATGCCTTCTTTCATCTTGTCGATGTCGGTCATCTCCTTGTCAGTGATGATCCGGCCAAGCTCTATGCGTTGGCCGAACGTCATCTGACCGCCTTGTATGTCGATTCGCTGGATCATTTTATGTAGCAATATTTGAGACTCCAATACTGTTCGGGGATGTCATCAATTGCTATTGAGTTGACTATAAAATCATAACTGGGGCCCGGGTTGGGGTACGTCACACTCGACTTTTTCCACCCATCCTCTTCGGTCCATGGGTAATCTACTACTAAGTTGTCATTCCCATCAGCAGTAAGTTGTCCAACAAAATTGTTTGTTTGCGAGATGGAGAATGTCAATAGAGGCAAACCCGCTGCGTGCACCAAAGCTTGGATCCATACAGGAGGATAGACCGGCATGGGCAAGTCCTGGCGGTCGAAGAACAAAGTGTGCCCCGACAAGTCAAACCCGGGCTTTACCACTTCAAGGAGGGGACGCCAGATCCTGTCCTTGTACAGTTCAATGCACCAGTCCTGCTTGAAGGTGAACTCCAGTCCCACACTGACCTCGTTGGCATCAAACCTGGGGGACGGGTATAGTACCCGAACGGTGCTCATGATTTCCGGGAATTGCTTGACCAGTTGGGAGTTCTTGAGCAAGTAGAGGAAAGGTTGAACCATCTGCTCCTCAATCTGGTTCTTCAACTCCAGTCGTCCGATGGTGGGCGAGTTCTTGCTAAACTTCGTGTCGCCTTTGTAGGCATCGTTGGCCATAGGCTCGAACTTGCAGAAGTAAACCTGCATGATGGTACGCTGAGTGGGGTAGCCCCGGTACGGGGTATCGTAGTAGCCAGTGGTAGGTTCCTCAACATATACAAAGTCAGACGATACCCGATTGCCGTCCGAGTCTGTTACGAATCTTTCCATCGTGTCTACTTTGACGTTCAGCATTCGAGCCTGGTCACACTCAAAGACGGCCAGAGGGTTGACCATCTTGACCATGTCGCGGATAATAGTTATGATGTTCAGTATCATCGCTTCGCTGGGATTATGATTTTGGCGGACTTCATGCCAGTCGCCTTCGGCTTGATCTCGAATATCATTCGCATGATGAGCATGTCCAGGAAGTCCGGAGATCTGCCGAGTAGCTGCTTCATGGTGTCCTTGGAGATGAGCTCTCGCTTCTGCTCAGCGGAGTTCGTGTTCTTGGACTTGAGCACCGTCATCTCCTGCTTGATTTTCTCCTGAACTTCGGGAGAGCAGATGATGTGGATCTGGCGCTTGTTGATGAGCTCCGCCAGCTTGAATGCGCACTCCGACTTGATGTTGTTGTACGTCTTGGAGTCAATGGCTGACTGTCCTCCATGAAACTCCCGGATGCCTTTCAGGTAGCTCTCCAAGTAGAACCCAAGTCCGTCAGCGTCAGAGACGATGCTGGACCGGGGGACTTTCAGACCGGTGGCCAATTTGGCGATCTTCTCCTCCATCTCCTTGCCTTCCGAGAAGCCTTTGGCGATGGGGATCCGACAGACCATGCCGTCCCAGGTTCCAACCACCCAACTGTCTCTACCTTTCCCGGCAAGGTCAGTGCTAATGAACCGATTGCCCGTCGGGAGTACGAACTCATTGCTGAACATGTCGCACACTGCATCATAGTCGACCAGCCAATTCGGGTCATCGTCATACTCCCAGTTGCCAAAGACCAGTCGCTCGATCTGCGACTGGGTCAGGTTCCGGAGAAGCCCCTCAATGTACGTGTCTGGGAGAGTCTTGTTGTCCTGGGGCAGAGCTTTGACGAACCGACGCCAAGGAGGCAGCTTGTTCTCCTTCCATGGCTTGTAGTAGTCCGTGTAGAGGAAATTGTTGGACGGGTTGCAGGTGATGAGGAGTTTGGGAGCCAGCTTGTAGACGTCATTCTTCCATCGACCGATGGAAGCCTGGAGGTTGGTCTTCGCCTCGCGGATAAACTCGCCACCCTCTTCGATCCATCCCCGAGTCATCTGCATGGAACCGAACCTCTCATACATGGGGTCACTGGGGTTATACTTGGCATCGATGAGGTAGATGCGGCTTTTGTTGTACAACTCGAAGAAGTTGTATTGGCCATTAAAGTGGTAATAGTCCTCCGTGATACCCCAATGGGCGAATACCTCGTAGAGAGAGGGGATGGTGTATCGAACTAAGTCGGCGGCCGTCTTACGCGCAATAAAATAAAATGTCTCCGGATAGGTGAGGGCATCGCCGGCTATCAAGGAACACCCGAGGTAGGATTTGCCAGCACCTTTCGTGCCAGCATACAGAATGTCAGTGACTGAGTCATCAAGCCATAGTCGAGCCACTTCCTTCTGCTTCTCGTTGCCTTTGGTGTCAAATTGAAGTCGGCGTCCCATTTTATTTTACCTCCATTCCTGTTATCTGTTCGAGAGTGATGCCTCCCGTCAGGTTGACATTGGTCTTGCGTCCTTGAAGTACCTGGATGAGGCTGGCAGCGTACTTGCCAACCAGGGCTCCCTCAATTTGCTGGGAATTGATGGCGTCCTCGATGGTGCCACCAATTGCAGCTGCTACCGGATCCCCCGTGAGTTCCCCGTACTCAACAGGATTGATCCCAGCGAACAGCCTGAATGACTCGATGGTCATCGGGCGGGAAATGTAGACGCTGCAGTCGTCGCCATTCTTATTCTTGTGAGCCTGGGAGAAATAGTTATCCTTCATGAATTTGCAATACTCAATGAATGCAAAATAAAGCTCCTCCGCATCGGTGGGCTTTACAAAATCTCCGGCGTCTCGCCTTTTCTGTCCCTCCTCCATATAGGCGAGCGGACTCATTTTATATGTACTTCGTGCCATGCCTCAAATATAATCAAACCTTATACAAATTAAAAATTTATTTCTGCACAACAATCCCCGGAGCGTTTGGCCCCGGGGATCTTTGATTTATTCGCTTACGCGAATGAGGGTCACGCCGAACCACAGGAACTTGACCGAAATGCCGTTCGGCCAAATCATGCCTTCGTGGACCGTTGCGATGGATGGGGTCCAATTACAGTACTTGGTATTGACTTCCGAGTACAAAGCCCAGTTTTTCCCGAGCTGCTTAAAGTGTTTTGCTTTCATGCTTGTTTGGTTTTAATCAGATTAATATATCTATAAGGGTCGTGGGGGAAAGGTTCCCTAAACACCCCTAAGAATCACAAATAGAGAGGGTTTTTGGGGGGATCAAACAGTTTTAATTTCCGTATACGCGAGTGCCGTCCAGTATTTGTGGGTCGGGAGAAAGGCCCAATTTGGCACCAGTTCTACTGGCCCAATTTGGCACCAGTTCTACTCGCCTAAGACTTCTTTTTGAACTTTTGGATCCGTCTCTCCGTTCTCTCCATCTGCTTGATGGATCGGCTCAATATCCGTTTGGGACTATTCCACCATTGGCGGATCCCGCCGAAAATCGCGAACAGGCCGATGATGGCCAACAGGTAAATTGCAATCATTTTCTACGCCTCCTTTCTAACTTGTTTTGTAGTTTGCGGACCTCAACCCAGTCCTCATGCCGCATCCAGTACGGACGGGATAGCAGAGTCAGCTGACCCCGTGCTATTTGCATGGTTGTCTTTTTCAATTTGCGGGCGTAGTCCAGTACCTCCCGCTCCTCTTTTGAGTAGATTCCAAGCCATCGCCGGAACACTCCAATTTTTCCGGTTGGGGGTAGCCCCAATTTCTCAGTTTTTTTCATAATAAACAGTGGGT